GGTGTAAGGCTTTAGAAAGAGTTTATAAATACCTGCACCCAAAAAGACAATTAGACATAATCACTGTTGGGCGAAGTTTGCCTTTGTTGATTATCAGCACTTTACGCAGATCGGCCTGCACAACGGCCACATTCGAGCGGATTGTGCAACGCATTTTTAGGCTCAGGCAGGGGGGGAGGGGGGTCCGGTTCGCCGGGCTGCCGGCCAGCCGACCGATTAGCCGCCTCGAAAAAATTTGGGCAATTGGCCATTGGGTCAGCATGGGTTGGCGGTGTTAAACTTCGGCTTAAAAGACGCCATGCCCGGAATCGTTGCATCCATACCGGGGTGGTTGTGCTTTTTCTTCGGCGGCAGGTAATAATTCCTTAGAAAGATAAATTTTTTCCTGTTCCCCATCGAGGCTAGGCAGTCTGCGGAGTCCACTTCCTGTAGATCGTTCTGATCAACGAAGTGGCAAAAGTCCACAACCTCGCCGACCGGCGTAGCCCTGACCGCTTCCCCGCTTTTCCAGCCTAAGATTTCATACCTTGCCGGCAGCTCCTCGCTGGGCCAGATGTCCTTTAACTGCTCGACTAAGATGTAGGCATCGCAATGAACGGCTGATTCTCGGACCAGCAGATTCTTCCATTTCGACGTCGCCGCAACTGTCTTGACGTCCACGGTCCTTCCATCCGGAAGAATGTAATCGGCCTCGCCGGCTTCCTCGCCAAAGTCCGGGCAGAGGTTGAATGCTCTCGCCACGGCCAGCTCGCCGGCAGCCCCTATTATTTCGTACTCCAGTTTTTGCTCGTCCGTCCCGGTGGACTGATCCACTCGGCCAAGCGCTCGACATCGCTTCCGCCTATCTTCGGCCATACGCTTAGCCATGCTGCGATACCCGGCATCTAGTAGGACTACCATACTCGCCATTATAGCGAATACTCTCCGATCCGCGACAATAAATGTCGCAAAAAAGCGAATATGTCCTACAATGTAAACGTGGCCTTGAATTGGACATCGCATCCGGCTCTCCCGACTCTTTCCCCGGCGGACATGAAAGCCATGTCGGCGGAGAAGATTCTGGCGTACTTCAATCGTCGCGAGGCGGCCATAGCGGCGGAGCGGGAAAGTCCTTACGACTTCGGATTCGAGCTGGAGCCGTGGAAGACCGCCGACGAGCAATTGGCCAGCCACTCGGAACTTTTGCTTATGGGCGGAAATCGTGCGGGCAAATCGGAGCTATGCGCCAAGCGAGTCGTCCAATGCCTGACCGAAAACCCCGGAACGGTCATCTGGTGCTTGACCGAGACTTCGGCCAACTCCATCCAGTTTCAGCAAGCCCTCGTTTTCAAATACCTGAAGCCGGAGCATAAGCGTCTAGGCAGAACTCCGACCGGATATTTGACCTACTCGATAAAGAACGGCTTTACGGCGGCCAAGTTCGTACTCCCAAATAAGAGTGTCGCGGTATTCCGTAACTGGTCGCAGGATATCAGCACAATAGAGGGCGGCGAAATCGGCTGCCCGGAGCCTCCGGTAAACGGCACTCACAATATCGGTTTTTGGGCGGACGAGCTTTGTCCCCTCCCTTGGGTCGAAACGCTTCGCTATCGCTGCGTGACACGTTCGCATAAGGAGCCTGACGGCGTAGTTCGCTCGGCCAAGGGGCTGATCAGCTTTACCGCCGTGGATGGCTGGAATCCAACCGTGAAGAGCCTGCTTACCGGGGCAAGAACTATCAAGTCCACCGAGGCCGACCTATTGCCGGGCGAAACAGTCCCGCTAATCCAGCAGCCCCTTCGCAAGGCATCCTCGATAGTATACTTTCATACGGCTGAAAATCCGTTCGGGGGCTGGGAGGCGATGAAGGCTACTCTGGACGGGGAGAAGCGGGAGGTAATCTTGTGCCGGGCCTACGGCGTACCGGTCAAAGCCTCGAGGGCCATTTTTCCACTTCTCTCGGACAAGAACTACATGGAGCCGGAAAAGATTCCCATCCTATCCGACCCGGAGAACAATCCGGCGACGTGGGTATTGAGCATCGACCCTGCGGGGGCGAAGCCTTGGAGCATGATTCTTATCGGAATTGATGCTCACGGCGTTTCATGGGTCGTAAAGGAGTTTCCGGACTTCGGCAACTTCGGGGCGTGGATCGACCTGACCGGCGGGGACAAGCTTCGCGGGGGCGAGGCGAGCAAGCCGAACGGATACGGGATACTGGACTACTGCGAAATCATTCGGGAGATGGAGGGGGAACGGAAATGCCATCGCATAATCGACCCTCGCCTCGGAGCGGCCAGCTATCAGAAGGCGGAGGGCAGTAGTAACATCATCGACGACCTGCTGGACGAGAATCTTACGGCCTACCCGGCGGAGGCTTTGGACATCGAGACGGGTTTGCAGGCGATCAACAACCTGCTGGCATGGAAGCCGGAGGAGCCGATGAGCCTCGAGAACAAGCCCAGGTTGATGATATCCGAGGAATGCCAGAACACGATTTCCTGTATGCAGGAATATCAAGTCGGGGATTTGAAGCATCCTGCAAAAGACTTCGTGGACTGCATTCGGATGTTCGCGGTCGGGGCGTTCGAGCACTTCGAGGACGAGGACATGGCAATCAGCAAACCTAGAGGATATTAACATGGGAAAACTAACGGAAGAGGAGGAAATAAGGATCGTGGCCTTGCGTGAGGCCGGCATGAGCTGGACCAAGCTGGCCGCCGAGAGCGGCTATGCCCGCTCGACCTGTCAGGCGGTCGTAAAGCGGATGAGCGGCAAGCCGGCCCCGCCGGACCCTACGCCCCAGCCGGTGGAGGCAAAGGTCTTGAAGCCCTTCCCTAATCCGAGGCTGATTCAGATATATTTCGGGGATCGCAAGAGCGGCAAGCTGGCGAAGTGCGTGGTCAAGCCGGGCTTCAACTATCCACCGAACGCGAAGCTACAGGTAATCGAATGCGAATATGAGCCGGGATTGTACCGAGTTGTCCGAAACAATCGCCGAGCGTGATCGTCGTCTGGACGCCCTCCTGTCCTCGATGGCGGTGGAGGAGGGCTTGGCCGTCCTGAATGGCCGGGAGCCTCGCCAGTTCTCGCTGGAGGAGATTGCGGATTTCTGCGGAGTCGGCCCTGCGACTGTAATGCGGATCGAGGAGCGGGCATTGAAAAAATTAAGTCAAAAAGTGGTAAGGTAAACTGATGGAAAACGAAGCAAACGAAGTGCAGGAGTTCGACCGCGACAATCCGGACATCGACTTTTTGAAGTCCGATCTGGAGCGTTGCCGCAACAATTTGAGTTACTGGCAGGGCAAGGCGGAGGAGGCTCGCGAGAGCCGCCGGAACGAATGGCCGGGCAAGGGCAGGAACGGCCAGAAGGAAGGCCCGGACGCATTCCCTTGGGCGGGAGCCTCTGATTTAGAGGCAAATCTCATCAACCCATTGATCGACGGGGACGTGGCCCTATTGACGGGCAGTCTGAACAAGGGGAATCTTTTAGCGTCTCCGATTGAATCGGGCGACATTGCAACGGCCTCGACCGTTACGGAATTCATGCGTTGGCGGCTCGACTCGATGTCGGAGCTTCCACGGGAAGCGGGAGTCGCGGCGAATCTATTGCTGGAGCAGGGCATCGCCTTTCTGGGCGTCTACTGGAAGCGGGAAGTCAAGCGAGTCTACAAGCCTTTATCCATCGCGGAGATCGAGCAGCAAGCCCCGGAAGTGGCGGCGGCTATTCTTGATCCGGACATGAAGGAAACAGTTTCGGAAATGCTTCAGGGCGTATTTCCGAACCTTCGCAAGGGGCGAATTACCCGGATGGTAAACGAATTGCGGAAGGACGGCGTTACGGAGATTCCATCGGAGAAGGTAACGGCCAATCGTCCATCGGTAAAGGCTTACGAGCTGGGCAGAGATTTGATCGTGGACTCGAACGTGCTGGATTTGCAGGCGGCTAGGGCGGTCTACTGCGTCCATTACCTCACGCCTGAACAGGCCAAGGAGATGGTCCTTACCGGGAACTGGGATTCCGACTTCGTAGACGAATGCATCGAGACTTCGCAGGGAGACTTTCCGACTCCTACTTCCGGAGCCTACGGGAGCTTCGTCACCGGAGGCTGGGGCATCCCGGTCGACCAGTACGAGGGCTTGATTCGCCTCATAACGTGCTATCGGAAAGAGGTGGACGAGGACGGCGTTCCTATTTGTACCACAACCATTTTCAGCGAGTCGGTCGAAGGGTATGCAAAGTATACGTCTGACATGTACGGGGACGGCTATCCGTTCGTCGCAATCACTCGAGAACATTTGTCTCGCAGGCTGTTCGATAGCCGAGGCTATCCCGAATTGCTTCGCTCTTATCAGTTGGCCGTAAAGACGGAAATGGACGCTCGAAGAGATCGCGCCTCCATGTCCACCGTCCCTCCGGTAGAAGTGCTTGCCGGCAGAAAACCGGAGCAGATCGGACCCGGTTCAGTTATACCTGTCCGCCGGCGTGGAGAAATTGGCTTCATGGAAATTCCGAAGTACTCCCCGGCGTCCACAAGCGTGGAATTGGAACTGCGAAAACTGGCCGACAAAGTGACTGGCCGGGCGACTAGCGAAGCGGATGCGGTCGAGGCGAACGTCATGCGTCAAGCATTAGTCAACAACTGGCTGCATGGTTGGACACAAGTGCTTCGCCAATTCTGGGCTATGGAAAGGCAGTATGGAAATCCGGAACAGTGGTTCAGGGTAACGGGATCGGAGCAGGGCGTTCAGCTCCTCATGGACGAGGCGGCGGACGACTATGACTTTCAGCTTTCATGGAATGCGAACAACGCCGACGAAGCTGCGGTCGTCAAAAAGCTGGAGACGGTCGGCCAAGTGCTTTCTCAGTACGACCGGCAGGGGACGGCCCGCTACGACGAGTTCTTGAAAACCTTCCTTGAGGCAATCGATCCGGGGCTTGCCTCGAAGCTAATAGCTCCTGCGCAGGAGGCCACGAACAAAGAGATCATGGAGACGAGCGAGGACATCGCAAAAATCTTCAGCGGGCAGGTAGTGAATGCTCCCGAGAATGCAAACACACAGCTTAGAATGCAAATGCTTCAGCAGTATCTTGAAGGAACAAAAGAAATTCCCGCCTCGGACATTCAAGAACGTATGCAGACCGACGAACAGTTCGCGGCTAGGCTTAAAAATTATGCTTCTCAATTAGAGTTCCAGCAGACCCAACAAAGAAACGCTCTCACGGGCCAGCTAGGAGCGCCGCCGGGTAACGTTCCGGCCTCAAGCATGGGCGGCTAATGGGCCATGTCCAAAAGGAATTATACTGGCTCGTAGTTTTCGTTTTGTTCTTCGTCGAGCGTGAAGCCCTGACCGACATGCTCTTTCTAATCCTCGGCCAAATCGCCAAAATCTTTTTCTTATGACTCTTCAGAAAGCACTCTTTCAATTACACGCGCGCGAGGACTGGGACGTTATCCTCGACCACATCAAGGTCGAATTGGAGACGGCCATGCTGGATTTCCAGACGCCGGAACTCCTCGACAACCCTCAGAAGTTGGCTCGGTTGGCCGGAGAGATTTCGGCCTTCGACCGACTGCTTCGAGTATTCAGCCATGCCGAGGCGGAGTAGTTTAACGCCCCATGAAATGTTCGCGAACGAGGTTCGGGCATTGTTGAGCCGTTACCTCGAAGAGTCCGATCTTGAGGAGGGGACGATGGCCGAAATAATGCAGCATGTCCTTGGCCAGTGGATGGACGAAGACGTCGTCGACTTTTCGAGCGACATCGACCTTGAGGATGACGACTGACTACCGGGATTCGGCAAAGAGTCAGGGCAGTTATTACGAGAGCCTGTTCACTACGGAGTGCTTGAAGCGAGGCATCGCGGTCAGCCAACCCGAAGGCGATTATTTGCCCTACGACGTCATTACCGATAGCCGGCTCGGCCTCAAGAGAGTCCAGATTAAGGGGACGTCATACCGCGAAGGCTCCGGCTACAAAGTGGTCGTCGCCAGCTATGCCCCGGATGCCTTCGACTTTATGGCTTTATACGTCGACAAACCGGACTTCCGGACTTGGTACGTTTTCCCGAAGGAGCTGGCGGGAAAGGCCAAGGCCATAAAACTGTTCCCGCACAATCCGACGAGCAAGGGCAGATACGAGCCGTACAAGGCCGCCTTCCATCTGTTGTGAGTTCGATGAAAAATTAGCCCCTCGAAGTGCTAAGATTAAATCTGGCGGGCCTCTGTCCGCAGTGAGACGGCGAACTCTTAAAACGCAGAAAATGGATACGGAAACAATTACCGAGGCTCCGGGTATAGATTCGGGAGCAGATACCAACGCAGGCATTTTGTCGGAAGCCGATCTGGCCAATTCCTTTATGGAACGGGTCGAGGAGCAGCCCGAGGAAAAGCCGTCCGAAGCCGACGTGGCTGACACTACCGAGGGGGAAGTCGCAGAAGCGGTCGAGGATAGCGAAGGCAACGTTCTTTCACAGTCTGAACAGTCCGAGGAAGA